CTTGTCCGTTCTGAAGGTAAAATAAACTCTCTTGATTATACTTTTGTTTTAAATATTCTAAATAATTTTTATTTGAGTTTTTATATCTTTTTGTTATAATGTAATCATAATACAATTTTTTTGATTCTTGGCTATACCAAAAACCGCGTAAATCTGATTTATACTTTTTTGTTTTGTCAATAGGTATCAACAATTTAATCATTTTTAGTTATCCTTATTAATTCCAGCCATAAAAAACAAAAACATAATCTACTGTTAAAGATTTTGACTGTCTTAATTCTTTTATCCTATTTTTTATTTTTTTAATTAATCTTGCCATTTTAATATCCTTTGTTTTTCTAATTAAGTATAACTCATAAATAAATACTTGTCAAATAAATATTTTTAATGTAACCCATTATAATTAAATAAGTTATAATAAATTTAAAAAATAGTTTTATTATTATAAGTTATTGTAATTAAAGAAGTTATACTAATTAATAATAAATATTTTTTCTTGGTAGTATTATAAATTAAATCATTAAAAGCAATAAATAATAAAAAGTAAATAATAACCTAAAAGAATAGATAAATAATAAACAAGGTACTAATAGACTAAGGATCAATAAGCTTAGTCTGTTGCCTGGTATAGACCAGGATCAAAAAAATTGATTTAATTAATCAATTTATTAAATTAATGTAACTTATTGGAATTAATAAGGTTATAAAGAATTAAAAAATAAGGAATTAATGTAAACTGTTGGGGGACAATGGTTTACATTAAATTTATTTAATAAAATAATTCAATTATTAGAACTGAATCCCAAAATCATACATTTTAAGATGATAAACCTTGTTGTCTTACAACAAGTTACAACAATCTAAGGAGGTAGGGTCATTTTTAGCAGAACGGACAAAAAACGATAAAAAGCCTACGACCGTATCATCATTTCAATCTCGGAACGGATAGAAATCATCTCCGTTCCTACAAGAAAAAAGCCCGATATACAATATTAATAACTTAGAAGAAGCCAGAATTAATTATAATAGAATAAATATAAGTATAATAATATCAATTAGTTAGGTCAATATTTACTTAATATTTATTTTTAAAATATAAAAAATATATCTTTAATAATACCAATGAGTTATAGATTTTATATCCGTTCTTATTTATGATATATAAAAATAGATATAAATATATTTGTTATTCTTGTCTACAATGGGTCAGATTAAGCGTAGGAACGCCATGGCTAAGAGAATCCCTGCCGAAAGGCAGACAAGGATGATTCTTAGCTATTATTTACTTCTTTGGGAGTTATAGAGCCACCGAGCCAGAGGCGAGGTTTTATTTAGCAAGGGGGTGTACTAAAAGTAGTAGTTGGGAAAATATTTTTCCTCCAGACTTGACAAACTACCTTAAAATATGTTATACTTATAGTGAGAGGCATAAAGAGGAGTGATTAAATATGTCTATAAGACACACTCAAAGAGGAGCTTTTGCCTGATTACGAAAGTAATTCACTAAATATGCTCCTCTTCCCGTATTTACTCCTTCTTTGACTGCTTTAAGACGTTGAAGCCTCGAAGAAGGTTATTCAAATAGTTCTGAACATGTTCAGAACAAACTCAAAGGGAGGAATGAATCGCCTCCCTCTTATCGGGCTAAAGTTTACGATGGACTGGGGATTCCTGGTCGGTAGATTTTAGCCCAATTTATTTAGATATAAGTCATTTAAATATAAATACTTAGAGGCAATAAAATGTTTGACAGTTCCGATGATATTAATGAGGGAGAAGAAGCTATATTTGAAACAAGTCTTAACCTCTTGGAATGGGATTATTTACATAGAAATTGTAAAAGGTATCATGCGACTGTTACTCGAAATGGGATTACGAATATTTATTTACTTTGTAAAAATTGTAAAAATATATTTCCTCTGGATAGTTTTGGGGAATAATTAAATTTTTATATATAAATAGACAAAGGGATAGGAATACACTTTAATTTCTTAACTCATTATCTAAGAAGGACTTATGACTAAAAGACCAGATTTTGAAGGATATAAAATTAGATTAAGAAAATTTAAACAGTACAAAGATACACCAGAAGAAGAATTTTCTAAAATTGCTTCTGAACTTTATAATAAGAAATATGGAACTGATATTGAAAAAAAATTATTAGATACTTCTAAATGTATTACGATAAAAAATGAAGTTGGTATTTGGGTTAGTAAAGAAGAAGCACAGGAAGCAAAAAAATTATTTGATATTTATGTAAAATCTAGAAGTATAGAAGACCCTTCGGATGTTGCTCTTTTGAAAAATTTAATTTTTTATGAAATGCAATTACAAAGAATTTATAATGCTGTAAATGATGAATATACTAGAAAATTAAAAGAAAAAGAAATGTATGATGTTCCTTCTCAGGAACTTAAAACAATAAATGAAATAAATGAAAGAATTATTGAAATTAAGAAAGTTTTAGGATTGGCTCAAGAGCAAAAGGGAGATGACCCTTTGCTTTATATAAATCAATTTAAAAAGAAGTGTCTTAAATGGGCTAGAGAACAATATCAAGCAAGCAGATTCAGAATATGTCCTCATTGTTCTAAACCGATAATGTTTTATATGAGACCCGATGTTTGGGAGGCATGTAAACATCCCTGGTTTAAAGATAAAGTTCTTGCAAATGATTGGTTATGGGAATGTTATAAATTAGGAAAACTTACTAAAGAGGATATGTCTAAAATTTTATTAGGCAAAGAATGTAAAAGTATATTATACATAGATTGGTTAGAAAAAAAGATTTATAATGTTCAAGAGAATATTGACCCACTTAAAGAGAGTGGGGATATAAAAGAATCAGGACAGGATTAATTTCCGCTTTTGTTTTTCGTTTCAAATCCTTTCGGTTTAAGTTCTATTATAATATTAATATAGTATATGAATTAAAAGCTTTCTTTAAGAAAGCTAATTATTGATTAATAGAATTATTAGTAATAATTCTTATGTTTTAGTATTTATAAAAAACATAAATACATAAAACAATTGTATCACGATGCGTGGATATACGAAAGGGTGAGTCCTTAGTTAATACCACGCCCTTATAAGGAAATTATGTTAGAAGAAAAATTAAATGAATCTGAATTAGAATGGATGGAACTTTTTTATGATTCTCAATGTGTAGCAGAATGTTTATTTTCTAATCCAGATAATCTTGCTCTTTTTACAGAAGAAGATTTTATTCATATGAGATTAGCACAAATTCCTATGCTTTCTTGGGAGTATGGTATTTTTAGTGATATACCAGGATTATCAGAAAAAGAAAAAATGGCATTTAAAGAAAATTGTGGAAATATTTTTCAATTTGGTGGTAGAGGTTATGGTAAGACTTGGACAGTAGAAAAAATTGATACATGTGAATATGTAATGTTTGGTGAAAACGAAGAAGCAGGATTTAGTTCTTTTGACATGATGCATATCAGGGGAGTTCTTGAAACAATTATAAAAGCATTGGAATATCATCCAATATTGAAAATTTTTAAAAAAAGTATTAATAGAGGTTTGAATTATAGAATAACTACTCGTAATGGAGTAACTATAGAATCGGTAAATATGAATATAGCCGATGGTAAAAGAGCAGGAGACCAATTTTTTCAAAAACATTTTAAAAGACTTTATATTGAAGAAGCAAGCAAAGAAAATAAAATAGTATACGAAAAACGTGCAGATTCTCGACACGAAATGGGCTGTGTAGCAAAAGGTTCAAAAATTTTATTAAGCGATTTAAAAACAAAGAATATAGAAGACTGTAAAATTGGAGATGAAATTTTGGCTTATGACGAAGAAAAAAATCAAACATGCAAAGCTAAAATTTTAAATGTTATTTATCAAGGCAATAAAAATGTAATCAATATTTTACAAGAAAATGGTCATAATCTTTGGCTTACTCCAGACCATAAAATTAGAGTTTTAAGCAAAGGACACAGAATTTATAGATGGAACGAAGCAATCAAATGTTCTTTGACAACTTATAAAACACAAACAATAAATTATATAGATATTGCAAAAGATAATTATAAAGGTATTTTATGGGGAGATTCTTTAGAAATAAAATTAAATGGATTTGAAAAAAATATAGATTGTTATGATTTAACTACTTCTACAGGAAATTTTATAGCAAATGGATTTATTGTTCATAATTGTGTAGAACGAATAGCTGGCATGACGAATTTTACAAAAAATTCTCCTGCTGGAAAAATGTTCTTTGAAAATGAACATCCAGAACAAGTACTTAATCTTCCACAATATTGTAATCCTAATTATGATGAGAAGGAAGAAAAAAAAGCAATTAAAAAATATGGTGGCAAACAATCAATAGGTTTTAGAGTTTTTGTAGATGGAGATGTAATTCAAGAAGGTGTTTCTGCACTTGATATGCAGAGAATAAGTGAATTATGTTATCCTCGAAAAAAAGATGGAACATTGGATGAAAATGTTACAATTAAAAACATTGAAATTGATAAAAAGAATTTTGGAATGTATCGAGCCTTGTGTGTTGTAGATAAACCCCAACATATTGATAGATTGGTAATTGCTTCTGATGTTGGAGAAATAGGTGGTACAACAGAAATTATTGTGATGGCAGAAATAAATAATAAATGGCGTTATCTTTATAATATTACAGTAAGAAATTTACCAGAGAAAGATTCTTATTTAATATTTAAATATTTATATCAAAGATTAGACCCAAATTATTTAGCATTAGATTGTACAGGTGGTAGTCCAGGTCGAGGAGTATATGGATATTTAGAATCAGACCCCGAAATTGATAAAAGTAGATTGATATGGGTAGACTTTGGAGAAAAAATTGAAGTAGGTATTGAAAAAGATGTTAAAGGAAATCCTATTAGAGATAATGGTAAATTAATTCAAAAATTTGAAAACACAACTATTTGGTCGGTTGAAAGATTATGTCATTTATTATATGAAGCATTATTATTTTTACCATTGGATTATAAATTAGATGAACAATTAAATGCGGTTGTTGCAATTATACGAGGAAATACCATTTCATATGAATGTGCAACTGAAGAAGACCATCTTTGGCAAGCATTTCAAGTATTTGCTATTTGTGAATGGAAAATAGCATACGAAGGATTTTCTAAAACAATAAGTACGTTAAAACAAAGACATGGTAAATGCGGAGCATAATATGTATAAATGCGAACAATGTAAAAATATTTCTAAATTAGAAGAAAAACAAAATAAGAAAATAATTACTCAGCGAAAACGAACTTATTGGAATGTAGTTGTATTAGATTTTATTACAAAGACCAAAAAATTTTTTCAGTATAGAGAAAAAGATTTACAAATATTAGACAATTTAAAAAATGAAAAAGGATATAAAATTTTAAAAGAATATATTACTTCAGGACAAGAAATTGTTAAAGAAATAAATGTATGTAATAATTGTAAATAAATTAAAAAGGAGATTTAAATGCCAGACCAGACAGTTAATTATTTAAATTTAGTAATGTCTTTGTTATTATCGAAAATAATAGTACCGACGGAGTTTCACGAACAAGCAACTTTAGTAAATATGATGTTATCATCTGATACTTCTGGTTTAGTAGATTCGTTGACTCAATTTCAGGTAGATTGTGCTACAGTAGATATAAATATAGATACTGAAAGTGATGCTCTGGATGAAACTTTTAATGATTGGTTACAAAATATTAATTCTGAATATAGAGGACAAGGAATTGAGACAGGTATTCGAGGATTATTAAAAGAATATTTAAAAGAAAGATGGAGAGGTGGTTCTTTTCCAGTATTAAAAATTACAAAATGGAAAGAAATTGATGGAATGAATCTTCCTATTTCAATGGTTTTTGCAAAAGGCGAAAGTATTTATGCAGTAGAAAAAACTAATTCGGAAACAATAGATTTGATTAATTATAATTATTATTTAGGAAAAGCGAAAAGCGAAAAAATAAAAGGTAAAGCTTATTTAATGTATAAACTTTTTGTCCGTTGGTTTGATAAATATCCCACCCCTTATTTAATTAGGAGAGGAGTTTATAAAAACTGGAAATTAATTGATATGATAAAGAATAAGGAAATAGAATTAGTAGACCAAATTATTCCTTATCTTTTATTAATTAGTAAAGGAAACGAACAATTATTAAATAAAGAAATTACTTATACCGATGATGATTTAGAGGGAGTAAAATCTAAAGTTCAAGAATTAATTAATAAATTAAATCAGGTTCAATTTACTGATGATGGACAGTTAGGTAAAAAAACACCAATTAGAGCAAGAAATTGGGATGAAGAAATAACTCATTTGATTCCAGATTTAAAAGCAATGTTTCAAGCAGAATTATTTGCTTCTGCTGAAAAACAAATTTTAGCAGGACTTGGTTTTATTGATATTGCAAACGCAGTTACTTCTTCTAGGAGTGAAAGTGTTTTAAATCCCCGACCATTTATTAAAGAATGTAATCAAGGAATTACTGATTTTGTAAACACTGTATTAAAAGATTTATTAGATTTAATAAAAGAAGAAAATCCAGATTCAAGAAAGCACAATGCAAAAACTTGGATAGTAAATTATAAATCAATAACAGAATTTATGTCAGAAGAATTTAAAACATTAATAAGAAGCCTTTCTGATAGAGGATTGGTTTCTAATGCAACTACAGTATTTATTTGTGGAGGACTTAATTATGATATGGAAGTTAGAAATAGAGTTAAAGAAATAAAAAATGGTGATGAATATACAATGTATCCTAAGATGGTTCAGAATATGGAAGACAAAGGAATTGATATTCAAGGAGAAAAAAAATCTACACCAGAGAAAAAATTAAAAGAAAATATTCCAGAGGATAAAAAAGGAATTGAAAAAAAGAATTTTGTAAACGCAATGTTAGAAGAAGACGAAGAAATAAATGATGAACTAGTATTTTCTAAGGAAGAAGAATTGGAATTAGCTAAATGGGTTAAAAATAGAGCACCTGCTCAATATTATAGATTTGGGCAAACAAGTCCAGATAAATTTGAGAAAGGTTCTTTTAAAACTATTTGGTTATCAGAATCCAAAGGAATTAAAGCAGTAATTGGTAAACAAAAAGGACAAGATACTACTTCTATTCAATCTTATTTATTGGATAAAGAAAAATTTACAAAAGAATCCGCTTCTGAATGGATTAATAAACATAGACAAGGAAGAAAAGAATTAACAGGAGCACCTTATTCAGAACTTGCAGATTTACCACCTTCTGTTAGGAAAAGATTAAGTATAGAAGGACAGAGAAGTTGGATGACAATTTGGAATTCAGCATATCATTTTTATTTGAAGAAATTTGGGGATGCAAAAAGAGCCGAGACAATGGCGTTTAAGACAGCATGGGCAAAAGCAAAAAATACTTCTAATGCGGAATTAGTTAAATCTGTTTTAGAACATCCAGAAACAAACGATAAATTAGCAGAAGAAATATTAGAATTAGAACTTAAAAATAAAAAATTGAGTTTGTTAGACCGATTACTTGGGAGAAAAAATGAGAATATTTAAGGATAGTTCTTTAATTGAAGAAATTCAAGATTTAGATTTAGGAATTGTTTCTGCTGGAGAAAGTAAACAGTTTATTTTTTATGTATACAACGATTCTCTTGCTTCATTAATTAATTTAGAATTCAGTACCGCTTCTTCAGAGATAAAAATAATTGAAGCACCAAAAGAATTAAAATATAAAGAAAGCGAAAAATTAGTTCTTGAATATAATCCAGAAGTTACTTTAAAACAAGGATTACACGCTGAACTTTTTGTAAAAGCACAAGAACTTTATAAATAGAGGATAATTAAATGGCAGATTTTCCTTTTAAAATCGCAGAATTACATAACCCTAATCCAGAAGGAACATTAGGTGGAGAAAATCATGCTGATATAGAAAAAAAACAAAATGAAGAAATAGTTGCTATTCAAAAAAATTTAGGTGCTGGTGGGGTGGAAGGAACAAAAGAAAGTTTAAAAGATAGATTAAATGTTTCTTTAAATTCCGATGGCACTTTGAAGTTATTAACATATGATAAAGAATTAAAGATATTGTATATTGATATAATTTAAAAAAAGGAGAAATAACATGGTAAAAGTGAGAGTTCCATATTTAGAAAATTTTGAATTTCAACCAGCGGTATTGGATAAAGATTTATCTACGCCCGAAAGCGGAGTAGTAAAAGGTGATAGGTACATAGTAGGTTCTTCTGCATCAGGTGATTGGGCAACAAAAGAAAAAAATATTGCTTGGTATGATGGAGTAGAATGGAAATTTGATGCTCCAAAAAAAGGAACATTAGTTTTTGTTAGTGATGAAAATATTTTTTATTTTTACAACGATTCAAATTGGGTTCTTTTAGTGGAAGAACTTGGTTTGGGTGATATGCTTAAAACAGTTTATGATACAGATGAGAATGGTATTGTAGACAAAGCAGAATCAATAGATGATGGTGCTGGAAATACTGCAACTGCAAGCGATATTAAAGATGCAGTAGATAAGAAACATGCACATAGCAACAAAGCAATTCTTGATGCAATTGAACAAGCATTTACTACAGCATTAAAAACATCATACGATGATGCAGTTTCAAAGGCACATACTCAAAATACAGATACTAAATTAGATGAAGGTGGAGCAAATGAAGTATCTGCTTCTGAAGTAAAAGGTGCAGTAACAAATTCACACACTCATACTAACAAAGCAATTCTTGATGCAATTGACGTTTCTTTCACTACCGTATTAAAAGCAAATTATGATGATGCTTATAATAAAAGAGCACAGATAGACAATGATTTAGGAATAATATTTTTTGACCTTTAATATATAAGAAGAGAGGGGAAATTTTATTCCCCTCTCTATGGATATTTAAAATGTTTGTTAAATTTATATTTATATCTTTATTTTCTATAAATTATACTAATGATTTACAGCCAATAGATGATTGGGGTGGTCAAATAGGATTATTAGAAATAGATTTTAATGGTGATTTAATGCCAATAATATTAAATGAAAATGATAAATTTTTAGAATTAGATAGCAATAATAATCTTCAACCAAGAGGTTAAAAATGTCCACAAGAAATATTGTGCCTAGAAATGATGGAGAAGGTAATATAGGAACAGTGTTAAAACAATGGATACGAGGTTATTTTTATCAAGTATATACGGGTGGTTTAACAGATGGAAACAACAGTATTTCTATTGCTGATATTATAAAAGGAATATTATTTAATAAAAGATTAAATATAAATTTTACAACTACAGTAATAACAGCACAGGATACTAATTTATTATTTGGTATGTCAGAAAACGAAGTTTATATAGTAGAAGCAGAATTAACTGTACAATGTTCTGGTAATGCTGGAATAAAATATGCAATAAAAGCTCCTATAGGAGCAACTATAGAAGGATGGATACTTTCTTCTCTTGGAGCAATTACAACTTTAAGTTATCAAAGAATAACAACAATAAATACTTTAAATTCAATAGCATTACATACAGTAGTAAATACACCAGCACCAGATAGAATTAGATTTGCTATTGTTAACGGAGCAACACCAGGAAATTGTGTTATACAAGTCGCTTCTGTTACAAATGGACAAACTACTACAATATTTGCAGGGTCTTGGTTATCGGCAAGAAAAGGAACATCTGTGTAATATGGAAAAAACTTTTTTTGAAATATATGGAAGTGGATGTATTAATTGTATATATCAATCTGAAGATGGAATAAATTGGAATTTATTTTCTAAATGTGTAGAATGTATGACAAACAGTGAATTTCAGGAATATAAGTTAAAAATAGAGGAAGAGCAAAAATTAATTAAGAGACAAACAGCAAATCAGAAATTATTAAATTTAGGATTTACTCAGGAAGAAATAGATGTTTTATTTAATGTATAAGAAAAGGATAAATAATGGGTTTATTTAACGATTTTTTTATAAAATTTAACGATTTTTTTATAAAATTTAATGAGGAATTAATAAGAAAATTAAAAAATGGTGGAGAACCTTATATAAAACAAGTTTTTAAGAAAATTTTAAAATTAAAAGCTTGGAAAGTATTGAAGTTTAAGAAAGTTTTTATAATAGTAGGAAATAAATTAATAAATTTTTCATATAATATAAAAATTATAAGTAACAAAATATTAAATTTTAATAAGAATTATAAAATAATTTCTAAAACTTTAAAAAGTTTTATATTTAAAAGAAATATATTAGGTAGAAAACAATTTAGTATTTTACATACTGTTAAAATAAAAGGAATAAAACAAATAGGATTTGATAATAAAATATCAATAATTGGTTCTAAATTATTTAAATATGTAGAGAATAAAGATTTAATAGGAAGTAAACAATTTGATTTTAGTAATAAAATTGAATTATTAGGAAGTAAATTAATTAAAACAGATAGCAAATATAATATTAAAGGAAAGAAAGATATTACAAATATATTGATAGCATTAGATATTTTTGATTAAGGAGACAAATATGGAAGAGACTTATTTACAAGAAGATTTAAAAGAATTTCTTAAAGAATTTGAATATGAGTTAGATATTTCTTTTGATTTGGAAGAATCTAAAGAAAATGAATTATTTGAGGTAGCGAAAGCTAAGAAAATTCTTGTAGAAGGTTCTAGAGATTTAGGAGTATTTAAGGGAATATTTACTTTAGCTGATAAAGTAGATGGAAATAAAAAAAGAATACCAGAACAAGAACTTTTAAAGAAACTTCCTCAATTAATTGGAAAACCCATAACGGTTGAACACGTTAGACGTTTTGTAATTGGATTTATTTTAGATTATCGGTATATTGAAAAAGAAAAAAAAGTTATTATATATGGGATAATTTTTAAGAACTGTTTTAAACCAGAATGGGATAAAATGTTGAAGTTATTTAAAGAAAAGAAAATAGGTTTATCTTCTGAAATATGGTCTCCTACTAATAAAAGAGAAATATTACCAGATGGTACATTTAAAATACACGATTTTGAGTTTGCAGGTTGTACAGTAGTTTTTATGGATAATTCTCAAAACAAACCTTCTGTAGAAGAAGCATTAGTATTAGAAATGGCTATGCAAAGTTATGAAGGTCAAAAGGAGTTAATATTTTCAATGATAAATAAAGAAAATTTAGAAAATTTAACATGTGGAAAATGTAAGACAGGAGAAGGACACTGTAAAATATGTAAAAATTTAATTACAAGTCAAACAGAAATGTCATCTCCAATACCAGTACCAGCACAACCCTCTAAAATGAAAATAATATGTCAACACTGTGGAAATAATTTTGAACATCTTTTTGTACAAGGGCAGAACAATCCCATAAATTGTCCTAATTGTTCTGCAATATTAGACCAGACAGGCAAAATAATTTATCCTCCGCAGATAAAAAATTTTGATTTGTCTTGTAAAAATTGTCAAGCAAGGAATAATTGGTTAATAGTAGAATCGAAAGATAACGAGGCTCGTATTAAATGTAATTCTTGCCAAAAAGAATATAATATTAAGTTTCATGTAGTTCCTGAAGCATATAAGGAATTATTGAGTAAAGTTATGTTCTTGAGAACAGGAAAAGTGGTATGCCCACAATGTTCTACTTATACTGAATTTGCAATTCCATCAACTCAAAAAGTAATGGAATTATCTTGTAAAAAATGTAAGTTGGGATTTTCTTTTGATATAACTGATACACTCAAAAGAGATATTGAAAGTGTTGAAGAAAGTAAGATTGTTATTCCAGATAATAAAAAGGAGGATATAAAGATGTATATTTTAGAGGAATCTAAATTAGAAATTTCAGAAGATATTTTAAATATTGTTGATAAAGATGAGATTGGTGAATTATTGGTAGAATCTAAGAAATTATCTTATGAGGAAAAACAAGGTTTATCAGATAGTGATTTCGCAGTTGTTATTACTGTAAAAAATAAAGTTACAGGAGAACCTCGTAAGATTAGAAAATATCCTATTAAAGATGAAGCACATGTTCGCAATGCCCTTGCTCGTTTAGGACAAGATGCACCAAGAAAAGAATTGGAAAGTTTAGGAGTTAGTCCTGATTCGGTTATAAAAAAAATACTTGCAAAAGCAAGAGAACTTGGAATGAATGAATTAATTAAAAGACATGAAATGCAAAAATCTAAAGTTCAAAAACTTCTTCGTAAAGCAGTTGGTAAAATCAAATCTTGCAAAAATGATATGACTGAAAAAGACAAACAGATTCAACTTCAATCTTCCAAATTAACTCAATTGGAAACAGAAAATATTGAATTAAAAAAGAAAATTGAAACGTCAATATTAGAGACTTCCATCCAGAAACCTAAACTTGAAACAGCATCTACAACTGTTGGAGATAAATCAAAAGATAATGATTATTATGTTCAAAAACAACAAGAAGTTAATAAAGTTGCATTTGGACATACTATAAAGAAATAATTTGAAGATAATAGAATCAAAATATATAAAAAAGATAAATATTAAAATTAAGTTTTTTTGAGGTGATTATTATGGAAAATATTATCCTTGAGCTTTCAAAACTCATAGGCGAACCAATCAATCCTTCTCTTCCAGTTCCAGTAGAAATTTCTGCCATAGCAGATGTTTCTGAAGCTGATGCTGGCGAAAAGGTTTGGAGATTTGATGGTTATGATACTGATGTAGACCAGATACTTGATGTTGAATCTGATGGAAGAATTACTCCACAGGCAAGAACACCCGTATCTGATACACAATTGACCTTTAAAGGTCTGAATTCACAACTCGAATATGTTTTGGTTGATACTGTTCTTGGTTCTGCTGATGTTAATGTACTTGGCAGAAAAAAAGAACGCATTGCTCACGCAATGGACAAACTCGAACTTCGTTGCATCTTAAATGCAATCATAGATGGAAGAACCCCTGGCATGGTAGGTGGAACACATTCTCTCGAAGATGCGATTCTTACTCCTACTCTCGCTTCGGGTGATGACCTTTATGATGTTATTTTAAAGATGAAACATAAAATCGAGGATTACGGTGATACATATGTATTTCTTTGTGGTTCAACCATAAAAGAAAAAATTGACACATTTGATAAAGATTATGCAGGAACATTTCAGTATAATGTTACTTTAACTTCCAAGTTAAAGGAATTAGGAATTGATGTTATGAAAATTTTTGGTACTGTAAAATGGACTTCTTATAGTACAGGTTTACATAACATAGGTTCTGGTGGTTATGCTGATGATGGTTCTGTTACTGCTTTGTTAAATGCTACCAAGTGTATATTGCTTGCTAAGAATTCAAGAATTGCACAAGGCAAACCTATCATATTCGTAAGACGTAAAATTAATGCTGCAATCGCACAATTGATGGGTGCTGAAGTTGATAAAGCTCAAAGAGCATTGATTGTTAATCCTACACCTATAAATGTTGGTGGTGTTAATACATTAGCATATGGCGTGTATGGTTATGAATCAATAATTTGGGCAATAGTTAATCCTTATGCTATTTGCAAATCTGCCGATTTGACTGCTTATTTAGCATAATTCTTGGGAGGGGAGAAAATTATTCTCTCCTCCCGTTCTTTAAAATGTTATAGATTAAACTTTTAATTTTTGAGGAACACAAAATGTTTTACTTAAAACAGGGATTGACAAATAAAGAGAAATGGAATATTTTAGTAACAATAAATGAAATATCCGATATTTATGGAGAATTTTATTTAACAAAAAATAATTTAAGAATTTTTATTAAGGATAATATATCTTCTTTATGGGAAAATCTTAAAAAAGGCGACAAAGTTATTTATGGTGAAGATGGAATTGCTATTATTACAGGTTTTGCTGAAAAAACAATTAAAGTATTTAATCCAATAACTAAACAAGAAGAAATTAGAAAAAGTAGAAAAATAATAAAGTTATTGGCTAAAGATGAAAAAAATGCAGACCGTCTGCTTCAATTTATAAATGGAAATTTTAAAAAATTAGAATTATATACTAAAATTAAAAAAACAAATCCATTATTAAAAATATTTTATACAAATGGATTTGAATTTAAGGGTGGTAGAGGTAAAGAACTCTTGTTATATAGAAAAGCAAGTTTAAAAGATGATTTTGTTTTTATTAAAGAAGAAGATAATAGAAAACTTGCTCATAAAAGGAGAAAATAAATGTTATCTCAAATTAATACAAATATTAGAGCAATTTTACAAGATTCTTCTAAAACAGGCACAGAAACATTTATCGCTTCTGGAAGTACATTTACTATTTCTCAACCCAATGCAGATACAGTAATTAATGTATTAGTAAATGGAAATGCATTAGAATCTGGAGATTTTTCTTATGATTCAACTTCTCAAATAGTAACAATTGAATCAGGTTCGGTTGTAACTGGAAATGTTGTAATTATAATATATACTTATACAAAATATTCTGATACTGAATTAAATGATTATATTCGTTCTGCATTAGTATATATGGATGTATATACTTATCCTATTCATTTTGATATTGGGTCGGGAAATATAGAAATTTATCCTATACCTTTACCAAAAGAACAAAGTTTAATAGCAATGATAGTTTCAGTATTAATTAAACCAGATTGGTCTCAATACAGAACAGCTACTGTATCCATAGTATATCCAAGAACAATGGAAAAAGATATAAAAATAGAAAGATTAATTAGTAAATTTAAAATGTCAAAAATGGGTATTGTAGGTACAATTAATCTTACAGGTGAAAATGATTAAAGAATTAAAAGGAGTATACTATGCAATATAAAGCAACTTTAATTGAAAGAGAACGAATATTTATAATTGGAGATGATATTGATTTTAATTTTGTGATTAAAGATTCTAATGGACTTTTGGTAAATGATATTTCTTCATGGGAATTTAAAGTATATTTAAATTCTGCAAATATGAATGAAGTAGAAATGTCAGGAAGTACATATCTTACTACTTCAGGAGGAAAAGTTGTATTAAGTATACCCACAAGTATAACCACTAATTTAGAAGATGATATAAGTTATAGATTAAATTTAGTAGGAATATTAAGTACTAAAATATATACTCTTTGTGAAATAGAGATATGGTTTAAAAATAGAAATAATAACTGGTAATAATATGCCAAATAATGTAATAAATATAAGAATGGTAACAATTGGACAAGAACCTAAAGTATGGGCACAGGATATAGAAAAGAGAGTTTGGTGGCAGATTCAAAACGAACTCCATGAAATAGGACAAAATGCTCATAGGTTTATGCAAGAAGATATTCAAAATAATATTAAACGAGATGGTTCTACTGGAAATTTAGCTAGAAGTATTCACTTTAATTTTGAAACAAAAGGATTTACTTGTAGATTTTGGATAGGGGATATAAATTATCTTAATGAAAATGCAAAACAATGGAGATGGTTAAATTATGGAGTTGCTGGAACAGGTCGCACGACTCCTCCTCCAAATATGGGTATTTTTGAAGGAACAGGCAAACCTACTTCTGAAATTAATAATGAAATGTGGATGCATACAGGAGATAAAAGAGATTATTTATTAATACCCAAAAAACCAATAGAAGCAAAAAATTTTATAGCACATACACAAGATAAATTGAATCAGGATATTCCTAAAATGTTAAAAAATATTGATAAAGCATTGGGAGGTACAACTGGTAAAAAATAATGGTGGAGAAGTAGAATAGATTTTAATCCAGAAGGGTTTAAAGGAAGTTCAAAACATACATATGGAGGAAAATAATAATGGAAGAATTTGTTGATATATTTAATGAAATAGGAAAAATAATATATATATATTTAGGACAAGAGATTTCTCAAGACCCCGAAGAGGAAGATAAAAAAGTTATTACTTATAATCCAATTCCTGTGAAAGCAATTGTAAATGATTTAACAAGTGCTCAAATGTCTTGGAAAACACCAGGATTATCAGAAATTCAAGGAAAAGAAATTATTTTAGAAAACAAATGGAGAAATACTATAGAACAAAGTTATAAAATTGTAATAGATACGGATGAATATGTTAGTTGGAAGGACAACAGTGGAAAAACACAGATAAGAGATGATGGTAGTTATATTCGTTTATATATTTATAAAAGGTAAAAAAATGTCTACAATATATGGAGAAGAAAGAAATATAGAAAAGTCAGCAATAGATACAATAAGAATTATTTTAATTGCTAATAGGTATAAAAAAGTTACTGTTGTAAAATCTTTTAAACAAGCAAACAAAACAAAATTAGATTATGAATTAAAAAATGCAATAATATGTGTTAAAGTGAATAGAACAACACATAAAGGTATAGAAATAGGTTCTTATCTTACGCAAAGAAGAGTTTTAATTGTAATTGATATTTTTGGAACTTCAGATGGACAAATAAAAGACCTTAAGGATTGTTTAATAAGCAATTTAAAATCTGGAATAAATTATTATGAATATACTGTTCGTGAGGGAGAAACTTCGGATGCTATTTATGAATCTGGAGTAGAAATAGATGGAAGACTTATTGTAGATGTTGAAAATATAATAGATAATGAAATAAATTTAGGAGAGGACAAGGCAAGTATAGACCCTCAAGATAGATATAGATGGCAAATAATTTTACCTTGTTTTAAATCGAAAGTAGAGGTATAATATGACACAGATTTCTATTCCATTTGATTGGGGATTTAGAGTTTTTCCAGCAATGACTACATTAATATTTTTTGCACTTAATTTTTATGTTTTGGTTAAAGTTAAATTTAATGATTTAAAACATATTGGAATATCTTTAGAAGAAATAAAAAAGAAATTTGAAGAACAAGATATAAAAATAGATAAATTAGCAGTTGATGTGGCGTTTTTAAAAGGAAAAGTTTCAAGTAAGCGAAAATAATAGATAAATTGTATGCAAGAGATAATTTTAGTTTATTCTATTGAAGAGAAAAAACTAAATAGATTTATAAAAAATGTCTAAGGAGGACATAAAAAATGATAAATTACACAGATTTTGACCCAAAGATTATACCAGTTTTAGGAACTGGCGATTGGAGTAATATTGATAGGGCACAGTCTATTGATAAAACTGGCACTCTCAATAAAATTAAAGTAGAGGAAATAGGAAGAGATGGAGTTGTTGAGTATGTAAATCAACCGCCTTCGGTAACTTATAGGTTAACTCAGATGGAATATGGTTCAATTAGCTTTTTTAATAAATTAGCTAATGTTGCAGATAATATTGATACTCTTGATTTAAATGATTTCAAAACATCTACTTTTGATATTTGTGCTTTTTTAACTGATGATGATGGAACTTTTAAAGGAACACAATGGTTGCCAAAGTTAAGACTTTCTGGATTTTCTATTAATATAGGAAGCCCACAGGCTCTTATACAAAGAAATTTTGATTTTGTTGGAGAAGATTGGATAGTTTGGCAAGGAGCAAATAAGTATCTCATTATGAAAAAGGAAACAATTGAATCAGGAGATATAATTTCTGGAGATACAATAGAATTTACAGTGGAAGACCCTATTGCAGTAACAGACCCTATTACTGGCAAAGTTATACAAAGAGTAGTAAAAATAAGCAATGGAGTTTCTACCGAATTAGTAGAAGACACAGATTATACTTATGAATCTGGTGGAACATTAACGATAGAAGATTGTATACTTGGAGATGTTATTAAATATTGGTATACAGCAGGTTCTTTTGAGTCTGGAGAAGTTCCTTTTGAAGAAAATGATACAGACCTTCCTGCAATTCATGCTGATTCTGCTTCTATTTTCTTAGCTTCTGGAAATTATGTTTATAGATTACAAAGTGTAACTATAGATGTAAGACTTGAAAGATTTGATATTTCAGAAATAGGAAACAGTGAAATAGTTCTTCGAGGAGTTAGGACAAAGACAGTTACAATTACATTAGGAAGACTTTTACAGACATTTACAATCGAAGAAATATTGGCAGGTCAAGTTGCTGATTTTGGAAAACTTGATATTAGAGAATTTTCAGATAAGTTTATTTTAAGAGTTTATTTGTATACTGATAAAGAAAAAGAAATAGGAGATTTTGAAATTGGTTTTAAAGCAATTGATTTAGCACCTTCAGAAATTCGTGGTGGAGCATCAATAGGAAATTATGTAGAAGCAGGAAATACCTTGACAGGTCAGGATTTGACTATTTCTACAGTAAAAGCAACAATAGATGCATAATATGTGCGGAGGGAGGGGTCAAAATGACCCCTTCCTTTATCGCTAAATTGTAAGGAGAGGTAAGATGAACGAACAAGAATTAATTAAATTAACCGATATTTTAAATGATAATTCTAAAAGTTTAGTAGGTATATTACTTAAACGATTAGAAAATTTAAACATATCTAATACACAGTCTTTATCTTTTTTACAAATAAAAGAAATTTATGTGAATCTTGTTAAAGATTCAATTTATGAAAATAATAGATTTTTACTTAAATTAATTAAAGCAAATTTTGAATCGGGAAAAATTATTTTTAATCAGAAACCCAAAGAATGATAACTTTGGGTATTTTTGTTTATTAACCTGTAAGGAGGAGTAAGATGTCAGACCAAATTAAAAAAGAAGAGGAAGCAAAGAAAATTTTAGAGTCAACTACTCAAGCTGATGAATTAGAGAATTTGGAAGAGATGTTGAAAAATAATATTATTGAGTGGTCAGTTGAAGGAAATACTTATAGAGTAAGAAAACCTACTTATACTGAACGCCAAGAAGTAAGAGAAATAAAGTTAAAAAGAAATACAGAACTTCTTAGAGATGATAGGTATCTTTATGAAAAACAATTAATTGAATTATATGAAAAAAAAGGAATTAGTATTGCAAAAATGATAGAACAACAACTTAAGTTAGAAGAAAAAGTTAATGAAGTTGAATTAAAATTAGCTGAATTAGGTAATATAAAAGAATCAGAAAGTCAGAAAGTAATAGATTTAAAAATGGAAATATTTAATATGAAAATGGAACAACGAGCAATATCATTAGAAAAAATGGATTTGCTTTCCTATAGTATTGAGAATGAACTTTTATCTTTAATAAATTCTTATATTTGTTATTTATGTTTAGAAAAAAAGATAGAGAATAATTGGATAAGAGCATTTAATACTTATGAATCCTTTATGGATTCTAAATCTGATGATTTATTAAATAAAACAGCACATTATATGAGTTTAATAATTTACAATGAAAAATAATATTATTATTAAAGAAGAACCACTAAGAACATTAGCTAAATCTTATTATTGGCAAGCCCTTTACCACAGAGTTAAAGACTTGTCAGGAAGTGTTTGTTTATTTAATAATAAAATTGATTTCACTAATCTTCAATTAAGATTTTTACAACATTTAGAAATTATTAGTGGATTATATATGGATTTATTATCAGGAGAAGATTTAATTACAGAAGAAGTTATTAATGATTGGATTAGGGCAGAAGCATATTTATTATATAAAAAGAATAAAAAAGATGAACGTAAAGTTGATAATATTCCTAATGGAGTAACCCCTTCTGATGGGAGAGATAAAATAGTATTTTTGAATAGAAATAAAAAGGACAAATAATAACATGCCAGATGATACTTTTCGTAAACTTATAATAGTAGAAGCAGATACTTCTGGATTGGCAAAATTAACAGGAGATGTTACTAAAGCTCAAGCAATTTTGGATAAAATGGGTATGGGGATGGAACAAGCAACTAAGATAACACAAGCATCTACCCAAGTAACTTCAAATATGGGAAAAGTTACTACTCAATCTATGTATAATATAGAAACTGCTTCTGGCAAAACTTTTAAAACAATTATAAAAGATACAGGACAAGCAACTGCTCAAATGGGTGATTTTGAAAGAGCTTTGCGAAGAGTAGTTATTGTTGCTCCTACATGGATGATTTTTAGAAGTATTATGATGTGGGTTACTCAAACCTTTCAAATGGGTTTACAAGATTTAATTAAATTTGAAACTGCGTTTATTAAGTTATCGCAAACTATAAAAGGATACAGTGGAACATTACAAGAAACATTAAATGCAGTACGAAAAGATATAAATAAATTAGCAACAACTACAGGTGAAGATGAATCTGCAATTACAGAAACATTTCAAAAATTTAATCAAGCAGGTATGTCTGTAAACCAAGCTATGAAAGTTACAAAAGAAACTATAAACGGAAGTATTGCTAGTTTTGGAGAATTAAAAGGAGTTACAGATGCGGTTCTTAAAACATATATATTATACAAAGATACTTTAAATGCAAATATACCAATAGAACAACAAACCACATTATTACAGGCAAAATTATTAGAACTAAGAAAAAACAATTTAATAGATACAAATAGTTTTAATAAAAGTTTGGCTTCTTTTTTACCAATAGGAAAATCTGTAAATTTAACTTTAGACCAGACTTTAGCATTATTAGCAACTCTTTCAAATGTTGAAGGAGACGAAGGACAAAGATTAAAACAATCTATTTTACAGTTTACGAAAAATTTACCACAAGTAGCAAGTGATTTAGGTATTATGGCAGAAGCAGGACAAGATACTTTTAAAACATTAATAATGGTTTTAGAAACTATTGATAAAATGAGTTCTACAGGACAACAAAATAAATGGATTAATGAATTATTTGGAGGAGTAAGACCATCAACAGGTGGTAGAATTTTAATTGAAATGCTTGATAAACTTAGAGAAAATTATAAAAGTATTGGTACAGAAGGAGCAAATGCTCAAACAAAAATTAATCAGTTATTAGGTGAATATGTTTCAAAATTAAAAGAAGCAGAAGATGCTCCTGAACGTATACAAAAAAGAATGAAAGAATTGCAGGAAGATATTGGAAAAGGTTTTATAGAAGGAATAACAGGTGCTAACAATTTTACAGATGCTATGAAATCAATGGCATCTTATATGAAAGAATTGACAGTTGTAGCTAAAGGATTAGGCAATGCTTTAAGATTAGTATGGGAATATTCTCCTGTTGGTTTGCAAGAAAAAATGATGAAAATACCTATTTCTCGATTACAAAAACAAGCAAATGAATTAAATAAAAAAGCTCTTGAAGATTTAGAAGCATTAAAGAAAAAATATAATTTTCAAGAACCAACATCTACACCAGGAACTTCTTCTGCTCCTGTTGGTATGTCAACTTATTCTATTTCTCCAGATATTTCTAACCAATTAAATGATTTACAAAGAGCAAAAGAATTAATAGAGATGGGATTAAATGGTTATAATAATGAACAATTAGCAGTTATCAATTTAAATAGATATATTAAAGAAACAGTTGATTGGAATAATAAAAAAGTAGATATTAATAATCAAATTGTTCCACAATTAAATGTGGAAGTAATATCTTCTTTAGCACTTGAAGGTAATTATCAAAAAATTGAAGAGTTAATGCGATTACAGGGAGACGATGAAAAGAAATTATTAGAAATTGGAAAATTAGTAAATAAAGTTTATGATGAACGAGCAAAAATAGTAGAAAAATATTCAGATATGCTTAAAGATACTCTTAAATCTAATATTGCAGAACAATTAAATGCAGGAACTTTAAATTTAACAAGTTTAACTACTTCTATAGGTACTGCATGGAAAAAAGCATTAGTAGAATCTTCTTCTACTATGTTAAGTGAAAAAATTACTTCTTTTGGTGGATTAGGAAAAACATTTGGTAATATTTTTGGTGGTGTAGAAAACCCTTTTGCTTCTCCTCTTGAAAAATCTTTTTATAAAGGTGGGCAAATATTACAAATGGCAATTGAAAAAGGATGTGCCAACGGTGCAGGATATTTAGGTGGTGGTGATGGTGGTACTTTATCAGGAGGAGTAGGTGGATTTGGAGATTTAAGAAATCCTTTTTTAACTCCAGCAGAACAGGCAAAATATGCAAATACAGGAAGTATGGGTAAAGTACCAATAAAACGCCCAGGTGGATTTTTAGGATTAGGAAATAATGCAGGTTCTTTTTGGGGAAATAATTCTTATGCACAAGTAGGTATGGCAGGAATAACAGGTGCAATGGGTGGTTATCAATCAGGTGGCGGTACTGGAGCAATTATGGGAGGAATAGGTTCAATGTTAACAATGACTCCTTTAGCTCCTTTAGGAATAGCAATGATGATAGGTTCATTATTTATGGGGAAAAAATCAAGTTCTACACAAAGTTCTTGGCAAGCACAAAAAGCACCAGAAATGTTGCCATTAAATTTATTTGGAGGAATAGCTCCATTACCCGAAACATATCCTTTGCCTTCTTCTAGATATTTTGCAGGACAACAACGTAGAGGCAGAGGTCAATCAGTAATAAATATTAATATAGATAAAATTGAGGGTACTAATGAAGAGATAGCAAATACTATTGCTGGAAAAGTTGCGGATATTTATAATCGTGAATTAAATCGTGGTTTAAATAATCAAATTTAATGGGAGGATATTATCATGTCAGTAGTGAGATGGAAATTTTTTCATAATATTGTAGATAATTGGTCTTTTGAAAAAGAAGATGCTACTGTTTTAGGATTAGGTAAATTTTGGACTAAAATAGGTACACCTACAGTATCATTAAATACTATTTCTTCTTATGTAAAAGAAGGCGGTAATTCTCAAAAAATAATAGGAGATGCTTCTAGTGAAGGTATTTATCAGATAATTGATATTTCTGATAGACTAACAAATGATTATACATTTATTTTTTATACTCATATTGTAACAGGAACGTTAAATGTAATTATAGAAGCATTAGATGAAAACGATGATTCAGTAGGTACATTATTTTCAGATACATATACAACCACTTCTGAATTAACAAAACAAATAGAAACTTTTACTGCTGTTGTAAGTGGTGAAACAATTACTCAGTTAAGAATTACTTTTTCTCAAAACGGTGGTACTGCAATGACTGTTTATTTGGATAGTATAATTATAGCTGAAACTATTAATACAGAAGTAGATATTAATCCTACAACTTTTTCTTATAGTAAAACAGCGACCGCAAAATTTTCTCCAGTATTAGATGGAACAGAAGTTAAAATAGAAGCATTGGATGAGAATAGACGTACAATATTAGAAGATATTCAGCCTACTTGGGCATGGGTAGATATAGATTTTAAAAATATTATGGAAAATTGGGTAGGTAAAGAATTTGTTATGATTACACACGAAGATAAATTATTTTGTGTGGAAATTATGAAGATAGGAATAGGTTATATAGAAAGACAAGACCCACAAATTTATGCAATTCCTATGGAATTAAAATTTTCTAATCGTTTTTAAGGAGGATAAAAATGAGAATAAACAGTGCTTTAAAAGTTTTAGGTAAACAGAAAGTTACTATCTTTAATAAAGATGGTTCTATTAAAGAAGTAGAAAAAGGAAAGAATCTTATTGTTAACGCTGGTAAAGAATTTGCTTCTAAGTTGCTTAATGGAGTATCTGTTCTTCCATTTAAATATATTGCATTGGGAACAGGTGCAACAGAAGCACTTGTAGGAGATACTGAGTTAGATGTAGAAACTTCTACAACTGGTTTGGCAAGAAAAGAAGCTACATGTGATTACGAAGTAGATTACAAAGCAACTATAAATGCTACTTTTACAAATGGTAGTGGTGGTTCGGTTACTTTAAAAGAAGCAGGAATTTTTGATGCAGGAGCAGTTGGTAATATGTTGGCTCGAAGAGTATTTTTATCGCAGAAGATTTTAGGTGATGGAGAATCAGTAGCAATAGAATGGACTATTACTTTTGCATAATAAAAATAGTATGAGAGGTAAGAAATAATATGGCAACACAATCAGTAACTCTAAATATAGATTATAATGCTGGTTCTAATGTCAATTGGGTAAATGGTGCAAATACCTATGATGGAAACATTGCAACATTTGGTGAAAGATTAGTTCCTGGCAATAGTGCAGATGATAGTGCTAATTATTTATTAGTAACAGCATTAGCTTCTAATCTTGTTTATGGAGATATATCAAAAGTAGAGATAGGAATATATGCTAATTCTAATGTTAATGGTGTTGTTTATCCTAAATTTATTCCTATTTTTAACGGAATATTAAATGGAGATATATTTACTGGTTCTGTTTTTACTACAGGATTGGGTTATCAATATATAGATATAACTACAGGTACTAATGTACCTGATATATGGACATGGGAAGATATAGCAAATTTAGATATAAAAACATATGGTCTTGATATTGCTGTTTCAAGAACGTATCATTATCATTTATATAATATATTTTTAAGAATAACTTATACTGCCGATGTGATTGATTATAATGCACAATCTAATGTTAATTGGACAAACGGTGCAAATGCAGTAGATTCTAATACAGGTACTTTTGCTACAAGAACAATTCCTAATAATAGTGCAGATGATAGTGCTAACTATTTATTAGGCTCTGCAATGCCAGTAGTAACTAATTTAGGAACAATTAAAAAAGTTGAATTAGGATTTGAAGGTAAGGCTAATGTTAGTAGCAGTTTAACAGCAAAATGTATACCTATATTTGATGGAATTGATACAGGAGATATATTTATATTGCCTATAAGTGGTTATTTAACAACTTCTGATAATATTTATTGGATAGATATAACTACAGGTACAAATGCTCCTGAAACTTGGACATGGGATGATATTCAAAATTTAGATATAAAAATTTACGGTTTAAACGTAAACGCATCTACTAGAGTAATGTCTATTAATCAAATAATTTTAAAAATTTCTTATGAAGAAGAAGGAAATATTGTATTAAATGAAACATTGTCTTTGTCAGAAAATTTTGGTATAACTACTTATGAAATATATGATGAATCTGGATTTGAGGAAAGCGGTGGAATTCTTACAGATGATACATTGGATATAATTGATATTCCTTCTGTAAGGAACGTTGTTGCTTCTCAATCTACAATAGATGGAAAAGTTGATATTACCTATGAATTATTTAATCAAGGGTCTCCTGTAACAATAGATTTTCAATATTGGACTGGTTCTACTTGGTTAGATTGTACTACAACTACAGGAGAAGGTTCTATATCTTTAACTCCAGGAGAATGGAATTCTAAATCAGGTACTTGGACTGCAAAAACAGATATAGATGGTTCATATTTAGTAGGATGTAAAATAAGAATTAAAACTATTTATGCAGGACATATTTCTTATTGGGAAGGAAATACATTTAGTTTAGATGTAAAAAATCCTATTGTTTCTTTGGTAACACCAGAAGATGAAATATCACAAATTTTAATTAGATTTATTTTTGAAATAGATGTAACCGATAATTCTTCTTATTTGGTGGTATATCAATTATCTATTCTTGGAGGAGGAGATTTTAATCCAATTATTACATCTCCTACTTTAACAGATATAGAAATATGGGATTATACGGATATAATAAGACCTTTAATGTTTGGAACATGGTATTGGAGAGTTATAGTTACAGACATTTATCAAAACCAGACTATATCTTCTATTCAATCTTTTATTATAGAAGATAGCAGTGCACAGGTTAGAGTAGATAGTATAGAAAAATATTATGATGGTTCTGGATTAGCAAAAATTTTATTTAGTGTAAAAGATTTGAATTATGAAAAAATAACTCTTCGTTTTGATTTTACTAAAGATGATGGAGATACTTATCTTCCTTGTACAATTATAGAAACATCTGATGATTTAATAATAAATGATGATAATTATATTTCTAATATTACTGCAACTACGAATTGGGTACAATATTGGATTAAAATTCAATATGCTATAGATACAGATATCCAATTAATTACTGATACTCTTGATAAAAAGAATCTTAAAGTTCGTTCTCAAATTATTGTAACAAGAGATGATACGAATTATGATATATCTGATATAGTAGAAAGTCATTCTATTTCTAAAGATAAACAATTTGGTGCTTCACAAACACAATTTAATTTAATAGATAAAAATTTTGAATATACTCCTTTGAATACTGCAAGTGATATAAATAAAGTAAGTGGAATATACAACCCTCTTCTTTATTTTGGAAATATTATAAAAGTAATTCATAAAATATTTACTAAAGAAGGTATTCAATCCTTTACTAAATTTACAGGAAAAATTAAAAATATAGAACTTGTTAAAGATTCTTTTAAAACAGGTATAAATATTATTGCACAAGATAATTTAGAGAAATTAATTAATTATTTACCGAATAATTTAGAATATAATACTACTAAACAAGAAGTTATAGATGAAACTTTAAGAACTTTTGATGGATTTACTTATTATTCAGAACACATGGATTGGTCAGAATATCCAGCACCAAAAATAAAATTAAATGATAAGGAAATAGAACCTGATAAATATATTGTTGATTTTGTAAGAGGACAAATACTTTATAAAGGCAATGCTCTTTCACAATTACAAACTGAAACTGTTACTTGTACTAATCCTTTAGATGATATGAAGACTTGGGTAGCAGGTATAAGTTTTGATAATTCAATTTTACCACAGGTTTATTATTCTTATCAGAGATATGAAAGATTTTCTTGTAATGATTATTCTGGTTGGCTTTATCAATGGACAGGATATACAGAGGAACTTATAGAGAACGAAGATTATTATGTTGACTATGAAAATGGAAATATTATTCTTTATAATGCATTAGACCCCGATAATTCTTCTGAAGTATTGGGAAATATAAAAGAACAATTAATAGTAGTAGTTTATAGAAAAACTACAGTAGTAAAAGCACTTTATTCTTATGAAATTGCTGGAAGTAATGATGTAGAAGATATTATTAAAGATTTATCCATTAAAGCAGGGATTCCAATTGCTGATATACAAGGTTCTGTTACAGATGAAATTTTAATTTTACGAGACCAAAAATATTTATATACAGGAAAGAATAATTTAATTAGTTTGATACTTAAACAAGATGGGTCTACAGTTTCTTCTTCTGATTATGATTTGGATGAAAAAAATGGAATTATAACATTAGATACTTTAAATTATGTAGATAAAGATTGGCAAATTGAAGATTGTGATTGGTTATGGGATGATGCAGTAGCAGATACTTCTGGAGAATCAGTAATACAAGAAATAGATATAATTAATCAAATTGAAGGTAGAGGATGTCTTAAAACTATCTTTCCAGAAAACGGAGGATATGTATTAAGAGATTTGTTAGGCGATTTATATAATGCAACAATTACTGGTCAAAAATATTTAGAATTTTATATAAAAGCAAATATAATAGGTATTGCATATTTAGATATAAGTTATGATAATGTTAATTGGGAAAGTAAAATAATAAATGTTACTTCTTCTTGGCAAACAATTAGTTGGGATATTAGTGGATTGGCAGAAGTTTATAAAGAAATAAAATATTTAAGATTACGAGCTTCGGATATAATTATTTATTTAGATAATATTTATTTAAAAAGAAATTTATATACTGCTTCTTATTCTTATTATACTTTACAAGCAACAGGAATAACTCTTTCAAAAGTAAATTTTGATTATGAAAATGTTGATAACGCATTTCAAGGTGTTCAAAATTTATTAAAAGAAGTTGCTCCTAATTATTTAGTTTATATAAATGAGGACAATAAATTAATAGGAGAATATTCTAATCAACAATTGTTAAGAGATTCTCTTACTATTTGGAGCAATTTTAATCAAGGACAACGTGCATATACTAGAAGTTATTATGGAGAACAATATGAAATTACATTACCTAAACATTTAACATTTAATATTAGCGACGAAGAAGTGTATACTGGTGCGATTGTGATTGGTAAAAATACTGAACCAGAAAATGTTGCACTCAGAGGCACAATAACAGATGAGTGTGCATGGATATCAGGAAAGTCATATCTTTCTAAAAAAGTAACACTTGATAGGTCTCAATATAATAGTTTTGGAAGACCAGCAATAGGAGGCACTACTTCTATTTTTGACCAATTAGCAAATCAAAATAATACACCAATAGCAGGTGGTGTAGAAGCAATGAATGATTTTGACACAAATACTGGAATGTATTGGTTTAAAAAGAACGATGCTCCAGACCCCAATGAATTAATATGTCAGTTAGAATTAGAAAAAGCAGTTATTTGGGAGAGAATAGATATTTTAGTAGGGTCATATGATAATAAAATTATAAAACAAGCATTTTATATTAAAGTAGGAGATGAATTTGGCAATTGGTGGTATACAGAAAGAAATATGCTTAAAATTCAGCCAGGTTCTACTGGTTGTTATTCTTCTGACACAGAAGTTATGACTGAAAACGGTTGGATGTTATTAAAAGATATAGTTGACCAAAAATTAAAGATTAAAATAGCTACTCTTAATCCCAAGACTAACAAAGTAGAATATCATTATCCTGATAATTATTTTGAATATGATTATAATGGAAAAATGATTAAGTTAGAAAATAAAGGTTCTAATTTATTAGTTACTCCAGACCATAATTGTTGGATAGCAAAACAAAATAATAATATAAAAAATAATTTTTTTGCAGAAAATCAATGGAAATGGTTAAAGGGAAAAGATTTATTAAAACAAACTTCTGATATTATTTTAAGAAGAGATTTTCCTGGTTGGGAAGGAACAGAGCAAGAATATTTTATTATTAAAGGGAAAATAAATCATAAATCTGGTAGAGGAAATAATGTTAAAGAATTTAATAAAGAATTAAGATTTAAAATGGATGATTGGCTTAAATTTTTAGGATTATATTTAAGTGAAGGAGGATTAACAGGTAATAGATTTGTTGTAATAACTCAGAAAAAAGAAGATGTAAAAGTTAAAATTCGAGAAACTTTAAATTTATTAGGATTGCATTTTTACGAGCAAGAATATACAGATAATCCTGGTGCAGTTAAATTTATTATATCTAAGAAAATTTTATATAATTATCTTAAACAATTTGGCAAAGCCAAAGATAAATTTATACCAAAAGAATTATTAAATTTATCTAAAAGACAATTAAAAATATTATTTGATTATTTAATGCTTGGAGATGGATGGAGAAACAATAGATATGTAGAAGAACAATTATATTATTATACTATTTCTTTAAAATTAGCGAAACAATTTGAAGAGATTTCTTTAAAATTAGGATATACAACTAATTTTTCTATAAAAAAATATGATTTTCAAATTAACAAAAGAAATAATTGTTATGTAATTGCTTTGAATAAACATCCTATTACTTATTTTAGAAATAGACCATTAAAAAAATCCGAAATTTTTGAAGAAGATTATCAAGGAAAAGTATATTGTTTAACAGTTCCTTATCATTTATTATTTGTTCGTAGAAAAGGAAGCGGATTTTGGTCTGGAAATTCTTGGGTTACATTTGAAAATAATTTTAATAAAGATACCCCCATAAAATATATAAGAATTTATCTTAGTGAACCCTGGAGCTGGACAGTAACAACAACTACATCGGGTTGGATATGGGAAAGTACTAGTGTGAGTGTAGATTATTATTATTGTTTTTCAATTGCTGAAATTGAAGTTTGGGATAAACCCATATTAGTTGCAGAAGCAAGACTTGATAATTGTCTTTTAGTAGGAGATGGAGTAACCGAAGAAGTTCAAATTCCTAATACTCCTTTTAAGACTAAAGATTATCTTGAAAATAGATGGGGTTGGACAAATAAGTATCCTATTTTTATTACATTATACAAAAATTCTTATTCAAATTTATTAGTGCAAGATGTAGATTATACTTATGATAATACTACTGGTATTGTTTCATTTTTAATTCCTCCAGAAATAGGTGATGTTATTTGTGGTACTTGGACATTAGATGAAAAACATCCAGATGAAACTACTTTTTATGCTTCTTTTACAAATAAAGAATTATTAAAAAAGATAGGTATAAAATTATATAAAGAAGAGGATGAAGGATTATATACTCATCAAAAATGTATAGACAGAGCAGGTTTATTGCTTCCTGAATTAACAAGGTCTATTTTTCCAAGTAATTTAGATATTGTTTATAGACCCGATATAAAGTTTGGCCAATCAATATTGTTAGTTAACAATGAATTATCTTTAAGAAGAATATTTTATATAGATTCAATAAATTTTGGTATGTCAGAAAAATTTATACCTTCTTGTTCAATTGGAATGACTTCTTTTTTAGAATTAAAAGATTATGAATATCAAGAAGAAAATCCAGATATTTATAAAGATTGGAAAATTCATTATCCTAAATATATGATTGCTTATGCAAGTAATGGAACAAAAATGATTAGTGAAGGTAACGTTTACCAATTTTCAACAAATAATTTTTATACAGGAATGATTTCTGTAGATGCTTTGAATGAAAATGGAGATATTAGAGAAGATTATGCTCAAGAATGTAAATTAGAAGTATTGAGTTGCGAAGATTCTACTACTATTAGATTATTAGAAAATACAATTAAAAGTGAAATGTGGCAAAAAGGTATAGCAGAACTTAATTTTTATATTGCTTGGAATGAAGATGGAGTTGGAGGAAGAACAAAAACTCCAGACGAATTACTTACAGGAGATGCTTGGTATACTGATAAAACAGTAATTTTTAAATTTTATGAAACCACCAATCCTACAAAATATAAGACATTTGGTTGTAAATTAAGATGTATTCTTTCAGGTACTTTAAAACCTCAGTATATTTTACCAATGGGTAATTTTGGTCATTCTATTATTTATGATAGTTATAGTAAAGTTACTGGAAGTGCTTCTTCTACAGAAGAAGGTAAACAATTTGTTACTGATATTTTTGATGTTCATAAAATATTAGATACAGATTCCAATGGTTTATTTGGATGTGTAACATATGGACAGACTATTTATGGTTTATTTGAAGTAATTACTAGACTACGTTACCAAATTAAATATTATGATTGGGCTACTCAAGAATGGGTTAATTGGGGAAATTATTTTGACCATGCTCATAGTATTTATATTCATCCTACACCAAAATTATATTTTGCAGGACAGATACTATTGCAATTTAGTATAGGTGGTTATGAATCTGGTGGAAGTACATATTTATATGATGGAAAGACCCTTACAAATTTAAATATAGACCCTAGTCGTTATCCAGATGTGATAGTTTTTAATAATCAATTATATTTTATTACCCCAGGACATTTTACAGGAGACCATAAAACTAAAACACGTATTATTAATTCAGATGGCTCTTTGGCAGGATATTATGAACAAAATATAGGTGTTTGGAATGGAAATTCTGCTACTTCATATCCATTTATTGCTAATAAAGAATTATATTCTATTTCTCAGTTAAGTTTTTATAAATTTGCAGTTTGGAAATGGAATTCTTCTACTTATTTATGGGAATTACAATATGGATATGTTAGTTCTGGAGCAGATATTCCTGTTCCAAGATGTAATTTTGAATATAAAGGAAAAACATATTTTATTATGTATTGTTCGTATGAAACATATCCTTCTTGTTTATGCGAATATGATTATATTAATAAAAAATTATTATTAAAAGGAGTGTTTGTTAATAGAGATTGGGGATTGGTTGGAAGTAGAAAACAACTTGCCTTAAAAGGAAACTATACAAATGTATTTGAATTTCAAGGTAATTTATATGGATATACAGGAACGTTAATGAAAAATTTAATGCCACTTATAGAAAGTTCACAATCTACAGAATTTTTAGAGAATCAAATATAAGGTGAAAATATGAAAAGAAAATCAATATCACATATAGTTAAAAAACAAATTAAACAGGCTCTTAGAGAACAAATAGTTACTCCTATCATTAGTAATAATAAATCTGTTTCTGATTATAGGCAAGATTTAACACAATCCAATGCATCTGAAGAAACTAATAATAAAATTATTCCTTTTCTTGATGCTGTTTTAGGGGATAGAATATTTACAGGTTATAGAGTGGTTCGCACAGAGGCTTGCACGGGTATGCAAGTATATATTTTTTCAGGAAGTGCATTTTTTGATATTAATAAATATGTAGAATCAATCAATGGAAAAATTTTTACGATAGTTGGATATGAATATGACCAATGGGTATATGTTTATTTAACAAAAGATGGAGAAATTATTTCTAATAAATATTCTCCTATTATATCTACGAATGAAGATTATATTCCTTTGGCAATGATTTGGGTAGAAACAGGTTCTACTGAAATTAATCCTAAATTTATTGTAGATATAAGACCTAATAGAGTAGCGAGTCTTGCAGAAATTTATGGAATAAGAAGTCAACAAGCAGAATTGTATAATATTATACCTAATTCTTTAGTGGGTATAGATGATGTAGAATTAACAGATGCAAGCGAGTCTGGAGAAGTAAGAATACATATTCAACCTAATACAAGTGCTTTGATTTATATGCAAGGGCATATTATTATTTTATCAGAAGATACATTGACATTAGAATTACCAGAATCGGGTTCTCAAGATTATTATATTGTTGCTCATGGTTATATTGATAATTCAGAATTGATTTATAAAATAGATTATAAACAAATTGAAAGTACAGAAACAGTTGAACGGTATCAATTAGTTTTAGGTAAAATAAGTGGATTAACTTCAGAAACAATTATTTTAACTGAAGATATGATTGATATTAGGATGCAAAGAAGTTGTGAAGATATTTTAGAAGTACCATTTAAATTTATATTTAAAAGAGAAGGAATATTAAGTGAAGAATCTAATATAGATGTGGCAGAAATAGTACCAGAAACAATGAAGATAATAACAACAAAAGTTTATTTAGGAAATTCTATGTTAGAATCAGGAGATATTGATTCTATTATAATAGATGTAAAAATAAATGGAGTATCTATATTTGAAATAGAATCTGAAGAAGAACATAGGATTCAAATTCCAAAAAATACACCCAATGGAACATTATTAATTTCTGGAGATATAGACCAAAATAAAATATATTTAGAAGAAAATGATATTGTTACTGTTGATGTCATAGATATACCATATGAATCTGGAAATGATTTACCAGAAGATTTAATAGTAATTGTAGAATGTGTTGTTTCTACACAAAGACCTATAATATAAGGAATAATATATGAACAATCAAACACCATTAAAAAGAAAACCAGATGTATTAAACTATGCAATTTTGCCTTTGTCTGATAATATATATGGTGATATAAGAAAAACTATAGATACTGGAAATATTTATTTTTGGAATAGTATTCTTAATGTTGGTAGTTTATCTGATTGGGAATTATATATAAATACTGCTCCTGAGAGTGGAGATGAATTAGCTCATACTCAAAATACAGATACTAAATTACTTAATGAATCTGGAGAAGAAATAATTAATAATGGTAATATTAATCACAATATTACGGTTGAAAATGGAAAAACTGTTGATGGAAGAGATATATCTGAAGATGGTAGTAAATTAGATAAATTAGTGTACGACCCTGATTTAAAATGTTATATTGTACCAGGGGAACAAGTTTAATGAAAGAGGAGGTGAATACAAATGGCTGATTATCGTGTTCCAGTATTAGAAGAGTTTGTTTGGCAACCTTCAGTTAAAGATAGGTTAAACGATGCAGATTTAGCAACCGCAACAAAAGGATTTAGATATTTGATTACTACAGGAGTAGAATCAGGTGATGCTTGGTTTGCAAAAGAAAATTATATTACCTATTATAGTGGTGCGGAATGGATATTTACAACTCCACTTGAAGGAATGATAGTTTGGGTTGATGATGAAAACAAATTTTATAAATATGATGGTTCATCTTGGGCTGAATATTTAGGTCAAAAAGGCGACACAGGAGACACAGGTGCAACTGGTGCGACTGGTGCAACAGGAGCTACTGGTAATACAGGCGATACAGGAGCAACAGGAGCTACGGGTGCGACTGGTGCAACAGGAGCTACTGGTAATACAGGCGATACAGGAGCAACAGGTGATACTGGTGGTTTGAACTCAACTTATGATTCAGATTATAAATGTATAATAGTTACTATTTAATAAGAGAGAAAGTACTTAATAGTACTTTCTCTCCTAACAAGGAGAAAAATGAATAAAATTTATATTTGTTCTATAATGAAGAACGAAGAACATAATATAGAAAATTTTTATAATTCTTGTAAAGATGCAGATGGAATTTTTATTCTTGATACTGGTTCTACTGATGGAAGTGTAGAAAAAGCAAGAAATTTAGGTATTAATGTTTCTACTGTATTTTATTCACAATTTAGATATGATGTAGCAAGAAATGATGCTTTAAAATTACTTCCACAAGATGATTCTAATACATGGGTTATTTCTTTAGATTTAGATGAACGATTGAGTGAAAATTGGAAAGAAAATTTTAAAAATATTGAAGATTCTGTTACACAATTAAAATATTTATATATTTGGAACTGGTTTTCTTCAGGAAAACCTAAAAGTATATATTATAATAGTAGAATATTTAGATTGAATAAATATATTTTTAAACACGCAACACATGAAGTTCTTGTTCCATTAAATAATACTGTTGAAAATAGAAAAACTATAAATTTAACAATGTCTCATTATCATAGTAATAGAAATAAACCCGATGATTTAACTTTGTTAGAATTAGATTATAAAGAAAATTCTGATAATAAAAGAAGTAGTTATTATTTAGCTCGTCAATATTTTTATAAAGGGATGTGGGATGAAAGTATTAAATATTTTATAGAATATTTAAATCATCCTCGTTCTGATTGGAAAGAAGAACGTGCTTTAGCAATGCGATTTGTAGCCAAAACTTTAATGTATAAAGGAGAATTTGATAAATCTATAAGATGGTTTTTTAGAGCATTAGGAGAAAATCTTAATTCTAAAGATGTTTATGTTGAAATATGTGAAGTTTTTAAATTAAAAGAAGATTGGATAAGTATGTATTGGGCATGTAAAAAATGTTTAGAAGTAGAAAATTCATTTGAAGCAATAACAGATATTGTAGAGGAAGATTATAAACTTTGGGATTATTTAAGTGTATCTTCTTTTCAGTTGGGATATTTTGAAGAGGCATTAAAATATGCGATAATTGCTTCAGAAAAAAACCCAAATAATAAACGATTAAAAGATAATATAATTATAATTGAAGAAAATGTAAAGAAAGAATAAAATGGCAAGCGATTATAAAGTACCTATCTTAGAAAACTTTGAATGGCAAAAACCTGTAGTAGATAGATTAACAGCTCCTCCAGCACACACTAAAGGTAATAGATATTTAATTATAGCTACAGCTAGTGGAGATTGGTCTGGAAAAGAAAATCAGATAGCTATATCTGACGGAGCTGCTTGGTCTTATATTCTTCCAATCGAAGGAATGATAGTTTGGGTTGATGATGAAGATACTTATTATAAATATGATGGTTCAGCTTGGGCTGAATATTTAGGTAGTTCTGTAAATCCTACTAACTTACTTTCAAATGGAGACTTTGAAGTTTGGAGTGCTGGTGCTTCTGCTGATCCTGATGGGTGGACATTAGTGGGTGCATCAGCAACTATAGCAAGGGAAGCAACTATAGTAAAGTTGGGAACTTACTCGGCTAAATTAACAAGGGCAGGTGCAAATTGTTACTTAGAACAATATTTTCATACCACAAAGGGAATCGCCTACTGGAGGGGTCGTAAGGTTACTTTGGGATGTTGGGTATATGCAACTGTAGCAAATAGAGCACTAATATATATAAGCGATGACGTTACAGTTACACCATCTTCCTATCATACTGGGGATTCCACTTGGCAATTATTAAGTGTTACTGCTACTATCGGTGCTTCTGCTACAGCAATGGCGTTTTTATGTTTTATCGCTACAGGCAACACCTCTGCCTACTTCGACGGGGCTATATGCGTTGAGGGAGAATCCTGTTTCGCTTTCAGTCCTAAACCCTTAGGCGGTGCTGGTGTTGCTGGGGAAATAGCTGCAATGACAGGAAAAACAACTCCAGTAGATGCAGATGTTATTTTAATAGAGGATAGTGCCTCTACTCCAGTAAATCAGAAAAAGAAGGCATCTTGGGTTAATATAAAAGCATTTTTAAAAATTTATTTTGATGGATTATATTCTCCTAAAATTACATTTTCTCGCTCTTTTGTATTAACAAATCCTACTTCAACAATGGATAGTCCTTTATGGAGAGCACCAGCAAACATTACAATAACTGCAATTCATGTACTTTGTATGGATGGAACTAATATAGTTGGACAATTATGGGAATATGATGCTAATGGTTTAAATGGCTCTACAGTAGATGCAGATATTACCGCTACTGCTGGAACAAATGCTAATGATGATGGTTCTCTAACAAACGCTGGAATAGCATCGGGTAATTATTTAGGGTGGAAAACAACTTCAGTAAGTGGTGCGGTAACTAGAGTAATTGTTACCTTTGAATATACTATTAATTAAGGAGGATTTGGAAAATGGCTCAATTAGAAATTGATAATATGGAATACGCTTCAGATGCTCTAGCACAAGCGGGATATATATCAAATGCTACCGCTATTATTTCAAATGCAGATTTAGATGATGAAGATATGGCAGATATTACCGATTGGACAGATGCAGATTCTGGAACTGGTGGTACAAGCACACAAGTTACTTTTTCTGGAAAATCTTGCATGAAATTATTATCGGGGAATGCAGGAAGTTATGCCGCTCGTACTCAAGATTTAGGAACTTTTGGTACTAGAACAGTAATATCTATTTCCATATATATTGAGGATATTGGGGTAGGTCAAACCGCAGGAGATAATCTAGTAATCCAATTATATAATGGAACTAGCACATGCAGAACTAGGTTAGCCTCTGATGGTTTTTTTGTATTTGATGGGGCAGTATTTAATGAAGTGGGGGTTAATATAGTTGTAGCAGATACTTGGCAAGAATGGACTTATGATATAAATTGGACAGCGCAAACAGTAGACATTTATTGTGATGGAATATTGCAAGCATCTGGAGTGGATTGTTCATCTGTCAATGCGACGGCAAATGGAACATTAAGCTTAACTCAAACAGGAACAACTACTGCAAATTGTTTATCTTATATAGATTGGAGTAAGGTTGGCAGTGGAACTTCTATAAATCCAAATTTCTATTTTCTTCAATCTTTTTCTGAAAATACAATTAAAATACAGGGTTCTTATTCATTAAAAGGAATTGCAACTACTTTGGGTTTAAATAAAACTTTATCAAAAACCTTATCTCCTGTATCTAATCTATCTGGTGTAAATAATTTAAAATTTGATATTTATTCTAGTATAACTGGAAGCAATATTAAAATAGGTATATATGAAGGCGCAAATATGAGGGCAGAAATTACTCCAACTATAATAACAGCAAATACTTGGCAAAGAGTACATTGGGATATATCAGTAGTAACAGATGTGAATAAAGATGCAATAGATAAAATAGTAATTACAATAGTTAATGCGGATTCAGCAAATACTTTTTATATTGATTATTTGGAAATTGCCCAGGCGATAGATGTAGTGGGAATGGTAGGTTAATTTTTTATCAAAGATAGGAAATATTAAGGAGGGTCTAAAAAACTCTCCTTTTATTTTAGGTAGGTTGGAAGAAATAGGTTAATTACTTCGTGTTCCATGTTTCGTAGTTTTAGGTGGGATTCTCTTGCTTCTTCAGGAGTTAAGGTAGGATTGTTTTCAATTTCAGACATTAGTTTATATATTCCTGGGGAATATTTAACATGAAGCAACTCATGGGTTAAAATTATTTTTAAATCTTCACATAAACTTCCTGGTAATAAATATATTTCAGCTATTTTAGAAGTAGGTAAACAATAAGTAATTGCCCATACATCTTCAAAAATATAATTAGAATGTCCATTATAAATTTGACAAATAGAACGAGGTTCTATCTGAGTGATATTGATAGTCCATTCTTCTAGACCTACTTTTTTAATCAATTCCTGTAGTAAATTAACCGTAGAAGGTAATATCATTGGTTTATCCTTTATCTTCGATTGTAGACTGATTTTTACAACTTGAGTTGTTAGAATGTTTAAGATTTTTGATATTTGGATTACCTCCAATCCCTTTTCGATTGACATTATGCCCTAATCTATAAGGATAAAGTAAACAATCGGGAGAATTACATAATCTCACTAATTTTTGATTTCCTGCACATAATGTGCAGAATTTTTTAATTGCTTTTATAGGAGTTAAGAGTTTTTTATTTTTCATTTTTAATACTCTCTTCCACAAGTTTGCTTATTTTTTTAAAATCTTCTGAAGTAAGATATTCATCTTTTATTGCTGAAACAATACAATCTACTATATCTTTTATTTTTCCTCTTTCTTTAGGAACAATTAAATATTTAAACTTTTTTTGTGTTCTTTTTATTTTTTTTACTTGTCTATGACTCATTTTAATATTATTATTATTGAAAACAAAGTTAATAATAAATATATAATTGTTTCAGTCCATGATAATTGTCTGCCAAATAAATAATAAGTACCTAAATCTCTCCAACTAATAATAGCATAACTTAATATTATTCCAAAAGAACACAAACCATAAGTTATCCAATTATGTTTAATAATAGGTATTGATATTAAAGATAAAGCTAATAATTTTCCTATTAATATTCTAGTACTTATGTTTGCCAACCAAATATTGCCATTATATAATTTAAAAAAGAATAATCCTATTGTAGATGGTTTTGGGTCTGTCGCATCTGGTATACCATAACCTAATCCAAGAATAACAGACATACTCATAATAGTTAAAGTAAATATACTTTCTGTTATCCAAAAAGCAAATCCAGTAATACTTATTGGCATTAAAAATCTTCTAAATATTTTAGAAGACCTATCTGCTCCACTTAAAGCACCCAATAATCCGCATACCAATGAAATTAATATACCTACTAATCCTTTGAAACAAAGATTCTTTTTTTGGTTCATTGATTGTCTCCTTTGGAGTAACTTTTTGTGTTTTTTTATATTTATTATAATTAATAGAATAATCATAAGAATCAATAGGATTAGAAATAGAAGGTTTTAGTAATATAATTCCTATTTTTTCTAATAAGGCAGAATTGCCTTTTCCTATTTTGATTCTTCGAGAATATTCTTCTAAATATTTTCTTTGAATAGGATATAATCCTTCTAAGGATTCAAAAAATTTAAGTGGAATTTTACGTAATGATTTTACCCTATTTTTTATTTGTTTAAATTTCATTAACTGTTTTTTACTTTTCATTCTTCCTCCTTTATAAATTTATATTTATTGTTTTTGGTAAACTATTTAATTTTGTTCTTATTTCTTGCCTTAATTCATCTTGATTATATACTACATTATTCAATTTAGAGAAAAACGTAGTATAATCAATTTTTTCAAATGTAGTTATATTAGATTGCAATCCTATATTATATATTTTACAAGAATGTTCGTTTTTATATACTTGAAATAATTTATTGACATTATCACTAGCGTGATAAAATTTTATTCTTCCTACTCCAACATGTTCTATTTTATCCTGATAATAATGACTTAATACTCTATATGATTTTCCTTTTAGATAAATTATATTTTTTTTATGATGTGAATCTGTCAATAAACTTGAATTAGGACATATTTCTTCTACAGGTACAGTCATTAATTTATCATTAAAATTTATTGTTAATGTTTTAACTCCTGGTTCTGGAGGTAGACTGCCTCCATCATATCCTAATAAAAATATTTCTCCTATATTTAATAAATAAATACCTAATGTTAATCCTGATAGACCACATAAAAAAGCATTATATACTCCTGTTTCTAAATTTCTAGTATATCTTTCTGATTCTTTTAAAAGAATAGTATTTGGATGTTTTATACGAATAATATCTGTACTATATCTTCCTATTATTAAAGGAAGTTCTTTTAATAAAGAATTATGTTTTACATAAAATCTCATTGGGTCAACGAAACAAAGAAAAGTAGTTGGAAAATCTATTCCTGTAAAATTTAAACCTATTGTAAATTTATCTTTTATTTTCTCCCATAAACCAAGAGAAATTCCTTTTTTTATACTATAACCACCACCTAAAATTATTAATTGATTGCAATTATTCATATTTTTCATTTTTAAAATTAACTACTTTTGTCATTCTCTTTCCAAAGAATTAATTAAAAATTCAAATAACCATTTTACGATTTCTTTTATTTCTTTTACTTTTGAACTAGCTTCAAATAATCGAAATTCTAATGTTCCATAATCTTTAAGATTAAGAATATTTAAAGCATGGTGTTTATCTTGGAAATAAGGATAATCTGGCAATGTCCATTCATCTTTCGTTCTAACTTTATGAATAATTTGCGGAGTTACTTTAGATAATCCATTACGCGGTAATAATTTACACATATCTTCAAGTCTACTTTTTTGTACTTTAAATCGTTTAATTATAAATCTTTGTTTATGAATAAATTCTTTTACAATCATTACTATTTGTTCATCTGTAAAAATTTTTGCATCTATATGAATATGCAAACCACATTTTTTAGTTACTTTACCTTTATGTCCTTTAATTAAATGAAATATTTCTCTTATTTCTTCAAAAGTTTCAGAATTATAATATAATTTATGCGATTTTTTAGGTTTGAATTCAAGACCATTATCTAAACTTCCATCTGTAGTTACTTGCCAACCTCCTAAAAATTTATCATATCGTTCATGGAGTGTATTAATATCTATTTTTTCAGGAAATTCTACTTCAATTTCTGGACTCCAACGAAGAGAATAAACTTTTTTCCTATAATTAGGCAATGGTTTGTTTTTCATTTTAATTTATTAATCTCCCAAAATTTTCGGTTAAATTCTTCACTACTTTCTCCACGAAGAATTAAATCTTCTTTTAATATTTCTATAACTGTTACTTCTTTTATTTCGCCTTGTTCTCGAATCAATACTTTTTCACCTATCTGCATTTGTGTGTCCTTTTGTAGTTGTTAAATACTTTAATTAGGTCTGGAGTATAAGTAACCCAACCAGTTATATTATAAATTTCTTGTAATTTTTTTCTAAATTCTGTATAAATTCTTTGTCTATAAGAATTATATTGTGATTCATTATGAGCAATAATATGTTTGGAAACAATATAATCAGTATAAAATACTTTCCATTTATTTAATTTTTTGAGTTCCCAAAAAAATGCTTCGTGTTCCGCTAATTTTAAATCATTATTCCATTTATTTTCTAATAAACATTCTATTTTAGCTAAAAAGAAATTTCCGCACATATCACAAGGAAGAAATTCAATATTATTATATATTATTTTTTCTGTATGAGAAATATCTAATTGCCAATGTTTTTTAGGTATTAATTCCATATTTACATTCCAGGGAATAGAATCATCGCTTAATCCTATAAGCCCATAGTCTTTATTTGATTCTAAGAAAGATATAATAGATTCAAAATCATATTTTTTAGTAAATTCGATAGAATCTGCGGATAACAATATATAATTACATTTTAATTTTTGTGCTTCTTGCACAAGAAAATTTCTGCTTGCGGATAAACCATAATCAAATGGTAATCCATAATAATAAACTTTCTCTTGTGAAAATGTGTGTAGTTTTGCTTCCGTAGGATTTTGGTCTCCTATTAAAATTATACAATTATCTGGTAAGTTATTAATTATAGTCTGTATAGTTTTGTATAATAAGTCATCTCTTAAAAAAGTAGTAACTATTATACCGATTTTGTCCACAATATTCCTCCGCAATTCATAAGATAATCAAGTATTGACATACCTGGAATAAAAGGATAATATACCTGTTCATAAACAGGATGTTCAAATTCATGGAATTCTACTTGAATTCCTAATTTATTAAATTTATCCACATTTAAATAATCTTCTCCGCTTTTTCCTGAAAGATAAGAGGTTGCCATTAATTTTTGACAAATTTCTAAACATTTATCAGACCCATTATCAGATTGTAAATTTAAACTTGATGTAAATGCAATATGCGGTGTTCCTATATTTAACCATGACATTATTTGACATATAAAATCATAATTATAATCAAAAAGAAAATTATATTTTTGGCAAATTATTTCTTCTATTCTTGGATAATATTCATTAAAATAAGGTGCTTTGGAATAATTTTGTCTAATAGCATTTAACATTTTTGTTCGCCAATTATGTTCATTCATTATTCTTACTTCTCTAAATGATTTATGATTATCTTGTTCTATTGGAATCGTTATCCATTGCCAATCTTGAGAAGTTCTTATTTTATTTCTGTTATCAAAATAATTTTTCTTAACTTGAAAAGAATCAGCAATAACTAATGCATCTGCTTTAGAAATTTTATCATAAAATCCTAAATAACTACAAAATTCAGGTTGGTGTATACAAATTTTCATATCAAATATTCCATTTTTATAGGATAAAAAGTTTCTGCATACATACACTGATTTTCAATTCCTCTTACTGTATTTAAAGCAGTAACATATTTAATCCATTCAGGATATTTTTTTATTTGACTAGTATGTGCTTTAATTGATTCTAATTTTTTATCAAAAGTATCGGTAATATTTATATAAATAAGAGATTTAAATGGGTCTATACTTAATTTTGCAGGATACAAAGTTTCAAAAAACCAAATATTTTTTTGATACCTTGAAGCAGATAATACTGCTTTTGCTGTATTAATATGGTCTTGATGAGAATCACTAAAATAATGATGAGTAATAATTAAATCGGGTTTAATATTATCTATTTCTCTATTAATATCTTCTATTAAAAATTTATTAAAAGGTACTTCTTTTGTAGGATAATATAAAGGAATAATATTGGCAGTGGGAATACCTAATATTTTTAAAGCAGTAAATCCTTCATTAACTGCTTGTTCAGATGAACGAAGTATTTTATTATTATAATCAGTATAATCAGATTTGCTAACAATTATAATATATACTTCATGTCCTTGTTGAATAAATTTAGCGATTGTTCCTCCAACAGAAAGTTCAATATCATCATAATGAGCACCTACGAACAATATTTTCATTATAAAGTCTCCTTTAATTTTTCTAATTCTGCATAAGATTTATTATAATATTCTTCTAAATATGTAACTACAGGTAAGGGAACATAACATTCTATATCACAATAATTTCTAACTTTATATTTATTAAATTTATGAATATCTATTTCTATTTTTTTAAGTTCTTCCACAGAAAGAATATTATTTATTTTTTCCATAATTTCTATATTATCCACTGCTATAAAAAGTTTTTGTGTATTAATTTTAGGAATATTAAATAAAGTAGCATCCAAACAACTATCTTTAATAAGTATAAAAAATAACAATGAGTTTTTAAGTTTTTTAACTATAGATTTAATAGTTATTTCTTCTACTTTAAAAGACGATTGTTGAACAGTAGAAATTATTGGTGTAATTAATGGAACTATTTTTTGTTCATTTGGAATAAATTTTAACGATTCAATAGTTAATACTTTATTATATACTTTTTCAAATCGTTCTAATAATTTTTCAGGAGTATATATTTTTTTCTTCCATTTTATTATTTTATCTCGTTCTTTCATTCTTAATTTGGGGTTGCGAATTAATTTTATTAAATGGTCTTCTAAATTTACTAAAGAAGTTTTAAAAAATGGATATTCTTTATCACTATAATTAGTTAATATTACAGATTCAAACAATGCTCCTTCCAATGAAGTATTATGAAATGTTTCGTGTACAACATCGTCTATAATAATATCAGCCTTTCTTTTTCTTTCTAGATTTTCTTCATATGGCACACCCATTATTAAATCAAATTCAAATTTTAAATGTTTCTTTTTTAATTTTTCTATAACTGCTATAACAAAATCATAACCTTTTGTAGAAGCATTTCCTGAAAGCAATGGATGAGTATTAGTTGGAGCAAAAATAATAACAGGTATTTTATTATTTCTAGTTATAGTTTCATTAAATAAATATTTTACTAAAGGAAGAGTAGTTTCTCCTAAATAAGTATAAATTTGTTTTTGCATTGGTTGGTCTACTACAGTTACTAAATTAGCATGTTCTTTTATAAATTTATAATATTTTTGATTTTCTTCAGTATTGGCAACTTTTAAAGAACTATTAATATTATAAACAGTCCATACTACTTTTGCATTTGGATTAATATAAGAAACCATTTCTTCAGGAATAGAACTGTGAATATGAATAATATCGGCTGTTTTTAATAATCCAATACATTCTTCTTTGCTATCTCCCCATTTTAAATCATGGGGAAATGCTCTAAAAGGAATTTCCTTGTAACATGTACCATATGTCCAGCACATAATATATCTAGCATAATATGTTTTAGAGTAACCATTAATTAATTTTGCAACTTCATATGCACTATTTGCACAAGGATTTGATGATATTTCTATTATTAATTTTTTAGATTGATTTTTCATAAATTCCCTCCGTAATATTCCATTTTTTTCTCATAATTTTAGCATATTCTAATGCTCTTAATCTATATTGTTGGTAAATTTTTGGTCTAATTGCATAATGATTGCCAGTTAATAAATCAGTTGTGGTTACTGTCCATTTATTTAAATTTTTTAATTGTAAAAAGAAATCAGTATGTTCAGCTAATTTTAAATTTTCATCATATTGTACATCATCAAATACTTTTCTTCTACTAACAAAAAAATTATCTATAATATCATATTTTCCTGTAATTTTATAATATAATATTTTGTCTTTTATTTCTAATTCATAAGCATATTTTTCTTTTATTCCTTCAGGTTGTCTTATTGTTAACCCTCCAACCATTCCTAAAGATAAATCAGAAAAATATCCTAATATACTATATGGATTGGTAGTAAGTTCCATATCATCTTCTGTCATTAAAACAAAAGGTTCTGTTATATTATCTAAAATTATATTTCTTGCTTTGCTTAGTCCAATATCAAAATCTGAATATTCTATCCAATGTCCTTGTTTTTTTAATTCGGTATAATATATATCTTTCTTTTCTGTTCTATATCCCTGGTCTATTAAATATAATTTAAGAGGATATTTTAAATAAGAAGGAATTATTTTCATCATCATATCATCTCTAATAAAAGTAGTCATACATATTGCAATAGGATGATAACTTAAATCTCTATGAGGAGATAAATCATATGTCCATTCGGGTACATTTTTAGGAGTTTTCCAATCTGTACCATAACAAGTTTCGAGTTTCTTTTCTATATTACCAGGACATTTAAATGTTAATCCTTCTATAGTTATTTTGGATAATGGAAAATAAGCATCTTTTGGATAAATTCCTCGCCATTCCCAATTCCATTCTCCTGATTTATCAAATGGATTTTTTCTATATGAATACATATAAAGATGATTTTTATCTTCAGTACAAAAAATAAAATCGAATTTTATTCCATTGCGATGAATACTAATTTCTTTATCCCATATTCTCCAAATACTAATTTCTTTTTTTTGTTCTAATATTTTAATTAAATTAAATACTTTATCGTACTCAGAAAGCATTAATCCAAAATCAACATCATCTTTTTCTAATTTTTTATCTCTATAAATATGTAACAATTCTCCACAATCTATCCAGAATTTAATATTGTTCTCTTCTAATTGTTCTTTAATAAATTTAATATTATTTAACATATTTTTCTTTCCATTCTTTAACTGTAATTTGTTTCTTTGTTCTACATTCTAATCCAGTTCCACTGTATATTCTCATATAAAATATTTCGGGAAAAAATAAAAAATTAAAATTTGCTTCTTTTGCTCTAATCCAAAATTCCCAATCTTCGTAAGGAATATTTTTAAAACCATTTAATTTATTCCATGTATCTTTTTTAATTAAACTTGTACCCGTAATTCTATTATTTTCTTTTATCTCTTCTAATGTAAATGTTTCTACTCCCCATTCTTTTGTTTCTTTGTTCCAGGGGTCATAATTTTTAATCTTATGATGAATAATATCTGCTTCGGGATGTATAATAATAAATTCTTTTAAATTATCTATTGCATTTCTTATATAATAATCATCATCATCTAATGTCATTGCCCATTTAGATGTACTTTCATTAAATCCAGTATTTTTTGTTTCTGCTAATCCTTGATTAGAA